TTATAGTGACAATTAGTTTCCTGATATAGGACGACTTGTATAGATGGAGTTAGGTAATATATACCAATAATTATAAGAAATTGCCAGTAACCATGTAGGCGTTGAACATTATCTGTTGGGTCTATAACTTGATATTCCATGACGATTAATAATATATCATGATGCCTATTTATATATTAATATATCGATTAATATATCGATTAATATATCGATTAATATCCTATATGTCCTCAAATGAAATAAAATATTATGAAAAATTATTTGGCTTTTATCGGCCATGTGATTCGAAAGTTGACGATATAATAAACTACACAATACTGAAAGATGAACATTGTAAAACAAAACGTAAGGAACGAGCACACCGCGTGCCATTATTTATGGCTGAAACCAGTTATATTCAAATAGCGTTTGATTATTTATATAATTTTTTTTACGAGGATAGCGAAATGATTATTGCCTAGTGGCAATCAATATCATCTACTGCGGGTCCTTTAATCACTTTACCTGTTAAATCGTACTCGCATCCATGGCATTCACAAATAAATTTTGAGGCTTCGGTGTTCCATGTAACACCACAATTATTATTTAGCGTACATTTATATTTTTTTTCCGTGTCACAAAATGGTTTAGCTACTTTAAAACCTTCATGTTGTTTAACGAGAACATAGGGAATATTCGGCATATGATATATTAGTAGATAAAGATGGCCGCTATTGGCCGCTAGTGGCCTCTGTAGCGGCTTCTAGAAACTCGGTAAAAACAGTATCGGCTGAATTTTTAGAATGTATAATTCGCAAGGTGGTATGTAGGTCGCATTTTTGTATGGTAAGAATGGTTTTGATAAGTTCAACACAGGTATCTATATTTTCATCTTCGTCGTCATTAGATTTAACTATCTGTATCAGATATACACCATCTTCTTCAATAAATCTATACTGGTAATCATAGTCTCCCTCGGTTTTAAATGGAAACGAATATATGGCCGAAACCATATCAATATCAGTATATATTTCGGCATCACTATCAATAAATATTTCTTCCATAATAGAACTAAATAACAAAAAAACTCATAGAACATATCGCACTATAGAGTAATGAACCTATTGATGATCGCAACGATTGCCATCATGGCCGTATTAGCGGCCGTAATAGCGGCCGTATTAGCGGCCGTAATAGCTTTCAATCGTCGTGAACCGTTTTCCATAAATATCATTAGAACAGCTAGAACACCAGAAGAACATCGACGTGGGCTTATGTTTCGCAAAGAGCCATTACCCAATAATAGTGGCCTATTATTTGAATATAGTCGGCCACAGATACAGAATTTCTGGATGAAAAATACCTATATTGATCTGGATATACTATTCTTGGATGAAAATAATATCGTTGTGGGTAAATGTGAAAATTTAAAAAAACACACATTAAAGTTGCGTTCAATTGGCAAAAAAGCCAAATATGCGATAGAAATGAATAGTGGAACTATTGCGAAAATGGGACTTCGTGCAGGTGATAAAGTGTCGATGAATAATCGGCGGTATATTTAATGCCGTGTATGAACAAAAACACGAAACACCGGCGAAAATCGGCCCAACAAAAATCCTATGAATTTAAAATGGAATATATAAATTCAATTAATAGTGACGAACAGAAACTATGTTTTATCAAGTATCTATTAACACCAGATTACATATTCACCGATGAAAATATAGCCATTATGAAACAGCTAAATAATAAAAAGCCCCATTATTTCATTGAGGATCTGGGAGACAATCAAAATATAGGAAAACAACTTATTGCCGCCCATAATTATATTGATAGAAATTTACCTACCTATATTATTTTCAAAAATAAAAATAAACACCGAAAGAAATGGCAGCGAATACACAACAAAATTAATCGCAACGATTTAACATCGCGAAATTCGATAAAACTATTCAGGGACTGCCAAGATTTCAGCGAATATAATTCCAACTATATTTATGATAACGATTTCCAACGCGAACATATAAAGATTTCCATATATGGTGAAACAATCGAACCCAATAATATCTATAAGAAATTTAGGGTTAAATACGACATCTATTATGTTAATTTAAAGGACTATGACACGATTATTACGAAAATCAACTTCCTAAAAAATAAACAGCTTCTGGAATTACTCGGAGCCGAATTAATAATAATTGACCGCCAAAATCTATCCAAAGACGTTAATTCACATATTGTCGGCATAACGAATTATAGTGTGAATGAATCCCTGGAAATAAAAAATGAAACTGCCAATACCGAGAAAAATCTGGATATCTACAAGTATAAATTGCGAAAGGGGTTCTATAGTAATGTCGATGCGTTCCTGGAAAAAGTAGATGAAGACAAATACATCTTATTATCTCGCGCCGAAATTGATTCTGATTTTGAATTAAAGGCCTTAATCGGTGCGAGAATTGAAAAGTCTCTCAAGGAATTCAATAAACTCATCTATGTATCCAAAATAACCAGCAAAGAGCACAAATTGGAACTATTAATTAATAAGACCTATGGGTTTTCATTCGGTAGGTCAAAGTCCACGAACCGGATGGATTTTATTAAAATTAAAGCAATATTTTATGGTGTAGAATTATTATACTGTATTGATGAAATCCCATTAACCTATGACGGTTTCAGGATACTAAATGATATGAAAAACGGCGAAAAGCAGAAATATATCGAAAGCTTCTATATCCGTGTTCTAAAAAAAAATAATTACATGACGCGCCATATCGAACGAATGGAAACTATAAACAATAGGGAGGAAAATGATAGCCCTGAGGAATCTCATTATCATAAACTTACACAAAATATTAATTCCTATTTTAATATTGAACAATTGTTGGAAAGTCTTACTGATCCAGATGACGTATCGTTAAATGAAAAAGGGTTTAATACCTTGCGAATGCGAACAATGCAACATAGTCGCGACACTTATATAAAATACAAAGAAAAATTCGTTCATCGCATATTGACATTGAATGATATTTCATGTGATAAATTTAAAGATTTTTTAATAAAAAAAAAGAAGTTGCAATGGATGAAATTTATTGAACATAAAATAAAAACATTTGATAAAATAAAGAAATATGTTCTAGAATTTCTAGGTAATGTGGAATATTGCTCGGTTGACGAGACCGGTTATTATTTTGTTTTTTCGAATACTGGCGGCAATAATAGAAAAACAATTTCCCTTTTTGCGACCCGGTTAATGGAAGCCCACCATACTTTCACAACCGAACAAGCTGAAGTAATTTTAGAATATATACAAAATATGAGTGATGAAATAATAGAAATTATCTATATGTTAGATTATTATTCATTTAAACATTTATTGGCATTCATAGAAAGTGATGATGCTTGTCGCCCAATTTCATGGGCTGACACCCAAACGCCAATGGAACATCTAAATTCAACACCACTGCGTTTAACCAATAGCCCTATTATTGCACAAACTGATATGATGTGTATTGTGGGGTTGTGAATTTATATTAACGATATATCACCGATATACGATTGAGAATTTGCCGTTCGGTTAAATGTGTTCTTTCCGTTAGTAGATTAATAAGTTTATCGACGCCATGGAAGCCAGGATGTTTCATTTCCACTAGTGTAAAATTCAAAGTTATCTCAGTATTATTAAAAATCACCTTGGATTTTCTATAGTTATCTATATAATTGTCGGGGATCGTGTATTTATCTTTAATCACGTCGAGACTATCTTCAGTATTACCATAATTACCCAATAATTTATAGGCATTCTTAGTACCAAGTCCTTGGATTCTGTCGCAATAATCGCAGCCGCACATTATACAGAAATCTACCCATTGTTCGTCGTTGAAATCCAATTTTTCCAAGATTTTATCTAAATCATAGCATAAAATTTTATTAGTACCGATGAAGAAATTGCGTAAGACTTTTCTGGCCCCTGAAGTTAATAGATCCATATCGTCGGACATTACCATATCGGCAATACCATCTTTACATAGTTTGCCGCAAACTAAATCTGCTTCACCATCAGCCTGAATATATTGAATATTCATCATAGTAAGCAATTCTTTTAGATCGCGGATATTTACACCAGTAACCGAAACCAGTTTCTTTTTAAGCCGATTAATTTCAAATAAGTATTTCATTTTATCGTCAACGGAATCCGCCTCCGCAGTCGCTTCCAATTTCTTAATGGCATTTTTAATATCGTCCTTTCTATCTCTACGCTGCTGTAATGTTTTAAATTTTTCTGGTGGCGGCATACCATCAAACACATATATAGGTATAAGACCATTCACCCGTAATCTATAAATTTGTTGGAAGAACCCTTCCAAGAACCGGTCATTTTTATATAGAAATTTATAGAAATATATGCTAGTATCTATAGCGACAATTTTCCCATTGAAATCCTTTAATAGGACTTCCTTGATAGCATCTGGCGCCGTTTCCCTTAGAAAATAATTTAAGTCTTTGATCCCCATGATATGTCTATATATGTAATATAGATGTTTATATATGATACATATATTATATTCTTAATATCAAATTTTTTCATTAATGATTAATTATTAATGGTCATTCGCAGAGTATTCCATAAATCAATGGGTATATTGCGCCGATTGGCGATAATATATGCCATATAGGCATCAATATGGGCTAGAAATTGTGGATTTTTCGCGAATTCTATATATATTTTTCGCGATTGTGTTTCTCGTGCCAGAAACTCATCGGCGCGGAATAATAAGGCCGCTTTTATAAAGAAATAGGAAAATACCTCTGTTTCTTGGCGGAATTTGTCGCAACAATATGGGCGATTGAATTCAGCAATATTAATGAAACCATAATAGACTAATATTTTGGCTATCTGGAATAATGCGAAGCGTTGTTCGGCTGCAAAGGCCACCTGCCAATTAGCCTTATCATGTGATATCATCGTATTAATGACTACCGCCATAAATTCCGTATAGGCTTCATAGACTTTATAGTCATTTTGGGGCGGTATATTAAAAATCTTGCTGAAATCTATGGCAATATTGCGGTCATCCATGTCAAGACAGTGGACCATTTCGTGTATTATTAGTTTATTCATTTCCTCTTTACGAAATATATTGATTTGTGGCGCGGTTCCCGACTGAAAAATGGACACGCCAGAATTAATTTCGTTGGTTCCCAACATAGTATCGTCTGGATTAAGTATCTTTTTATTATCGGTAAGATATAGCGTCATATCGATATCGGTATCGGTATCGGTATCGATATTGCGACCATATAAGGTTTTCATTAGAGCTATACGAGCCGATGCCGCGGCCACAGTCTCGGCCACAGCGGTCGCGGCAGCCGAGACTATTTTCATACCGTCATATTCATAGATATGATAGGCATTCCGTTCAACATCACTCTGAACGGCGACCGGCGTGAAATTACTATATAATGTGCTATCATATATTTGATTTTGTATATCCAGTGGCAGTTGTTTGTTTTCTATTAGGTCATAGACCTCATTAATGTCATCGGTTATACCAAGTTTCATTATTTGTACCATAACAGGTTCGGTATGTTTGTCGACGGCAGGTTTGAAGGATTTCCGCAGTAATTTGATGGAACCTGGTGATGGTTCATTATAGGCCTTAATTACTTTTGTATATAATTTATTCATACTATATATTCACATATATATATATATATATCCATCGCTCTATCGCTTCTTCCCACGTAGTTTTACACCGAGACACCGTTCCAGTTTACCTAAAATTTGATTATCGGGTAATGCCGACCCATTTTCATATTGTGTGATAATGGCCACAGGTTTATTAATAGTTTGTGCCAATTGTTTTTGAGTTATATTTTTAGCACAGCGAGCCTGCTGAATTGTTTTAGAAAGATTAAAATCTATTTTATCATGTTTCAGTTCTTCGGTTTCATTATCTAATTTATAATTCTTAGCCAGTGCTTCATTATTTATTTTGGGTTTTGATTCACAGTTTCCACCACGCATTTCCTTCGCCTTATCCGCTTTGCTATTCAGTTGTTTTCGTAATACTACCGTTTCGTCAAAATAATGGTTCGTATCCATTATCGTATTAGTATATTAATTAGATAATCCTATAAATAATCATTTTTTATGAGAATAAAAATGGATATTTATCCGTAAATAAATGGATATTTATCCGTAAAAAAAGTATTATAGAATACTATATATAATGAATTTACCATTAATTCCATTTACTACATTATTGGTGTTCTTAGTTTTTGATCAGTTTATACATATATCTCTGAATGGCCTAAATAAAATGGGGCTACTAGAAAAGATACTTATGGAAATTCTGGTAATGATAGTGACTATATTTACGGTTCATAAATTTACAACTACCAATTTGCTCATCGTATTGAACTTTATTGTGATATACGCCTACCTATTGAATTCCAACATCTATAAAAGTTTCAAGAATTTGAGTAAAGAATCGTTTATTTTCAATAAATATGCTGCTAATGCTCGTCGGGGTAACTCCAATTTCTATAGCCTAAACAATCTCTATCCCGATAATGTTAAAAAGGTTGATAGTAATGAATTTAAAACTCTGGCTGCGAACGAAATACCTCCCGATGACGCCCAGTTTTATTTCGAGGGAGAAAAGGTCGCCGCGGCCTCCGCGGCTCCGGTGTCTTTTGCTTCAGCGGCGGCCGAACATGTCGCTTCAACGATGGCACCCAATATGATTTATGCGGAAAAAGACGAATTAGTCTTTTCCGAACCAGAAATATCGGCTGCTGCCTCTGCTGCTGCTTCATCTGAATCGGTGGAAATTGAAGATAACGCATTGACGACATATCCTGTCGCTGCTCCGGCCTCGGGCGAGGCCTCTTCATTCATCATTTTCATAAAAAACCTCTTTTTCCCATAGAATATTTTGTTAGATTATACTAAATGAATATAAATATAAATATGAATATTTTTCTTATTATCCTAATTATTTCCATATTATGTTACAATAACTTGGAAAAATTCATAGAAACTGCGACCTATCTCGGCAAAGTCATTATTCGCGAGGATGTGAAATGTGAAAAGGATGTCAATGTTAAAGGTGTCGTTAATGCAAATCAACTATGTATTGATGGCACCTGTATTAATAAAAGTAAAATGCAATTTATTAAGCAACTACCATTGAAATTGAAAACTGCGGTTTGTATTGGTAATACCTGTGTTGGTGAAAGTAGTTTTAAGGTAATAAAGAAATTGACCGAAATAAAAAATCAGAGTGTCTTAGATTTTAAAGTGGTTTCGTCAGGAAGGGTGATGAGCCAATTAACAGGTGTTGCCGAATTCTATGTCAACAATAATCCTATCACTAATATCACTATCGGCCGTGGATTTAATATCATGGTCATAAATGAAAATGGTTCATTCAATGATTTTAGAGTATTTAATACTGGCGGCGATAAAAATGCTAGACAAGCTATGATTGAGTATATAAAAAATATAGACTATGGTTTATTTGTTATGGTGGCGGTATATGATGATGCCGAGGAACAGGATTCGCCAACAGTTACGTTATATGACGATGACCCAAATTCTGGTAGAAGGTATATATTTAAATTAAATAGTGATGGCAGTGATAGGCATATAACCGCTGGCGCCAATACGTTTAGAAATGATTCTATAACATCAATTCTTGTGGGAGACGATATTAAAGCGATTTTATATGAACACAACCGCGACAAAGGAAAACAGGATTCATATGACTCTGGATTTAAATTTGTTAAAATGTCGGATACCGCCACTATGCTTACGGTTCGTAAAAAATATATGAATAATATCGTCACTGTATATGAAGCATTAAAACTAGTGGGTGGTGGAGGCACTATATCACCTAATTATAGAGGATCTTATGCTCTCATTGGTCGGCGAGGTATGAGACCCGGTTCCGCAAAAGAAGAAGCAAAGAATTCTAGTGCGAATTATAATACCCATCACACCGTAACTATTGAAAACACCATAAAAAGTAGCGACCTCTATGTTAAATTAACGGAATAATAGGCCATTTTAGCGGCAGTGGCGGAATATATATAATAGTATTGTAAATGAAACATCGCATATCGATAGCCATGTTGATAATCGTAATAGCCGCGGCCTTGGCTGTAATATCCTACCGCGAAACTTTTCAAGAAGCCGTAACCTATCTAGGGCGTATTATGGCCCGCGATGATATACGTTGCGATAAAAATTTGCGTGTTGATGGGAAACTCACGGTACCCAAATTATGTCTCGGTGATGAATGCATTACCAGCGAAGATTTAAAATTCATGCCACAATTACCAGGAGCAACCGAGGATAATTATTGTATTGGCGAAACATGTGTCAGCAAGAGATCAATGTCAATTATAAGCAAAATCCGTAGTCTAAATATTACAGATAAGTTTAATTTTAAAGTAATTTCTTCGGGGTTAGTTCCTGGAAGAACATGGGGTAAAGCCAAATTTTATTTCCAAGGAAAAGAATACACTGGACTACCTATTTCACGAGGATTCAATATCTTAATTTTAAAGAAAAATGGATCCATAAAACAGTTCCGCACATTTGATACACATAATAGCCCAGATGCCCGCGAGGAAATGATAGAATTCATTAAAAGGTTAGATCACGGCCTCTATGTATTAGTAGCTGTCGCCGACGAAGCGGCAAATTATGACCGAGAATCGGTTATACTATATGACGAAGTTATTAGTAAGTTATTTGGTATAGGTTGGACAAGGAAATATAAAATAAATAGCGATGGAAGCGATACTAAAATACCGAGTAATTGGCTTGATAAGTCAAATCCATTAGCGTTTCCAAATGACCAGGTGTCCGCTCTAGATGTAGATGAAAATTTAATCGCAAGTTTATATAAACATGAGTATGGTAAAGGAAGCACATGGCATTATGCTAAAGGAGCACATAGCGCTTTTTTTAATAATGAAGTGTCATCGATGATTATAAAAAAAAGAGATGCCAATAAGATGGTATCGGTATATGAGGCATTAATGTTGGTAGGATCCAACGGCCGAACTTTCCCGAATTACCGCGGTTCTTATGCCCTACTTGGCCGAAAGGGAATGGCTCCAGGCGAAGCGGCCGAACAGGCTATTAATTCCAATGCAAATCAATCTAATAATCGCACTATTTCACTTTCACGGAATTTCAAACCAGACGACGTCTATGTTAAATTGGACGATTTTTAATAATATAAATTTGATATTTAAGAAATAGGATAACATATATTATTATCAAGTATGCAACCTTATTATTTTGAAGACTTATTAGAAGCAGGCGTCGATGAAGTAGCCCGTGGGTGTATGGCGGGACCAGTCTATACTGCAGCCGTAGTATGGCCGAAAGATCTAGAAGACAGCCTTATACTAAAGGATTCCAAACAGTATTCTAAGCGTCGCCGCCTTATACTAAAGGATTATATTGAAGAAAATGCTATAGATTTCTCGGTTACCAGCGAAGACAATAAATCTATTGATAAAATAAATATACTTAATGCTACGTTGAAATCAATGCATAAATCTATTCGCGGCCTAAATATGGAAGTCGATCATATCCTTGTAGATGGCCAAAATTTTAAAAATTATTATAATGGTGATGGCGAATTGGTGCCGAATACCTGTATTGTGAATGGCGATGCGAAATATGCCCCCATCGCTTGTGCCAGTATTCTAGCCAAAGTCTATCACGACACCTATATAGAAAAACTATGCGAGGAAAATCCCGAATTGGAAAGGTATGGGTGGACGAGTAATATGTGTTATGGGACAGCCGAACACCTAGCCGCCATTACAAAATATGGCATTACGCCCTATCATCGGCGCACTTTTGGTATATGTAAAGAATATATATGAATATATATATGAATATATATATGAATATATGTATATATATATATATATATGAATATTTCATTCGCAATATATCTCTAGCTATATTGTAATATGTCGATAAAGAATATTAAAATGAAATTCATTTTAATTGGCGACACTGGTGTCGGCAAAACATCGCTATTAACCCGCAAGAATAACGCTACATTTTCCAATATGTTTTCATCAACTATTGGAGTAGATTTTACATCATTTACGACTATCATTGACGACTATAATATCCATGTTAATGTTTGGGATACTGGTGGCCAAGACCGCTTTAATTTCATTATCCGGTCGTATTTTAAAGACGTTACTGGTGTTATGTTGGTATACGACATAACGAACCGCAAGTCATACAACAATTTACAGATATGGCACGATGAATTACTACGCTATAATTATGCGAATCGAATAATGATGGTTGGTTGTAAGAATGATTTAGCTGAACACCGTCGCGAAATTTCTATCTCAGAAGCTCACAGCTATGCGGCCGAACACGATTTCTTATTTGGCGAATGTTCGGCCAAATCTGATGATAATGTGGATGAAATATTTAATAAATTAATATGCGAAATAAAAGACGATATCATTCAGGGTTTAATTGCCCCAACGCGAAAGAATGGTATTACTATAGACAATATTGCTAGTTTTTCTATCATAGAACCTGGCCGCAATAGAGACCCCCCACCGTCGAAATTGAGTTCTTGTTGCACTATACTCTAGTATCGCTATATGCTAGTATCGCTAGATGCTAGATGCTAGCTAGTATCGCTAGATGCTAGATGCTAGCTAGACGCCATAATAGCAATTAGGTAATATTCCAAGTGAATTAATTCCCGATAACTTTTATTGATTTTCAAGGAAATCTCATTGCTTAACGAGATGAATTTATTTTTATCGGGGAGTTTCGTGATATAGTAATTAAAAATATAGTCAATAAATTCACCTTTATCAATATTGATAGATGTCAGATTATAGAGTTCTTTTCGAATGGACGTTATATTGGCGATGTCTTTAGTATTAATTAATTCTATAATATGGTCGCATTTCTTTTCAACTTCGGTTGTGTAGGAGTAATACTCGCCATTCTGTAGCATTAGGTCCATTTCTATGTAGATTCGGTTGAGATTTCGTTCATTTTTGGCGACAATTGTCTTTATTTGTGGCGCGGTAATCTTGATTTGTTCGTTTTTACATAATACGCGGAAATGATTGGTGAGAACTTCCGCAGATACCATAGGCATACGGACAAAAAAGAAAAACCCGAATTGCGATTTGGGAATATTCGTTAAGGTATTGGCGAGCAATATAAATTTACAATTATCATAATATTTTTCATTAATGTTTTTTAGGGCATTGAATATTTCATAGGTTAAATAATGGGCATTTTTAATAACGACCACCGAAAAACCATTAGACATTACATGCCGCGATTCACTTAATTTCTGGAGTAATTCTATGATAATTAACTTATCATAACTATTATTATCGCTAAGATAGATTTCATAGTGATAGATACTATTGAATATATCTATTTCCTTTTCATTTCCATTTATATTAAACTTGAATTTCGTTAGAGACTTATTATAGACATCATTACCATATATCTGCTGAAGTACCATCATCGCCATGGTATATTTGCCAGAGCCACCTGGACCATATAAAACTAGATTATGAAATGTATCTATAGATGCTATATTTTTCAACTGGGCGACAGTATCCTCATTGAAATTACTATCGTCAAATGCCAATGGCATATATTTTTCACGGAGGAGCATGACGAGCGTATAGCGAGAATATATCGAGTGCGAGCGTATAGCGATATATGGTCTCTATTCGTTAAATGCGTTATTAAACTATTAATTTAATATGAATTCATAGTAAATAATGGATGTATATGAAAATGAAAAAATCCGCTTCTCTGCCCTCCAAAGTTCATTTCATAAATTATTAAATTCTGTGAAACGAGGGAATATTAATATCGACCACCTCCATGATATCAACGAAACTATGGAAATCTTGGAAGCGAAGATCATTAATTATAATGACGACGCTATTATTGATAGTCGGAAACAAGATATTGCAAAAAATAATAAGGTTATTACTGATTTAACACCTATTTTTATTATGTATCGTATTTTATTGGATAATTAGTTTATTATAAAATAAAAAATGATATGATTGGAATATTATATTTATTAAAAATTTGTTAATATTTTATAAAATGTTGTCAGTCTTTCTTTCTTATTTATTTAAACATTATTAGACCGAGGTTTAAGCATCCTCAGCTATTAATAAACAATGATATACTTCATTTCCGTCAGTAGCATCTGTGAAAATGAATTCAAGTCTTGCTAAACTGGCTGTCTTTTGAGTAAGGGCCGCACCCGAAGTACATGCGGTGAAAATGGCACCAGTAGCCCCCTCATATGTGATATCACCACCACTTGCGTTTACAACATAACAAATAAAAGAGTCTCCTACACTTACTGAATCGCCAGGCATCGCGTCAGCCATCACCGAACCTGTTGGTAAAGTCCATGTATTAGCACCACCACTGGTACAATTGATAAAACCAGCAACGTATTGCGCAGCCGTGGCGTCATTAACAGAATCCCCAATGGTTTGGACAGCACGTTTTGTAATTAACCCACCTGTTCCCGGATTAATCTTAATTATACCAGTTGTTCCAGCTCCTGAACTAAGTGTCATTGATGTTCCTGATGTTATTTCTGTTGTCGTAACGGAATTAGCAATTATTGTACCAGCAGAGTCTAATTCGATAATTAATGCGTTAACATCAACTTTAGCAGAAGCATCATCACCTACCGTAATTGTCTTGGCAGCTGCTTGAGTACCAATGTTTATTGCTGCTGTTCCAACGGTATCCATTCCTATGGCCCCTACAGAACTTAATGTCATGGCTGCGGCTGAATCCAATTCAATAGCAAGAGCATTA